ATTTCAAGCGCAGATTTAACGGACTAGCAGACAACGCTATACAATGGTTTAATCTGGGCTACGATGAAAGCCAGGGCGTTATAGTAATGCCTTACGATACAGACGGCAGCTATTACCTTACACGCAGTATTGAGGGAAAGACCTTTAGAAAGCCTAAGAGCGACGACGCAGGCGTAGAGCCTATTTATAATAAAGCTGCTTTGTATGGCGGTAAGCCTTGCTTTGTTACTGAAAGCCCTATAGACGCTATAAGCATTATGCTAGCGGGCGGCGGTAAGTGCGGCGCTATATCTTTAGGCGGTACAGGGCATAGAAAGCTTATAGAAGCCGTAGAAAAGCAAGCGCCTAGCAGCATGATTATATTGAGCTTTGACGCAGACGACGCAGGGGCTAAAGCTACAGCGCTTACGGCAGAAGAACTAAAGCGGCTTAATATTCCTTTTATCATAGCTAACTACTCTTTAGCTGCTTACCCAGAAGAAAGCAGAAAAGACGCTAACGACTTTTTAAGGGGCAACCTTAAGCAGCTTACGGCAGATATTGAAGCCAATATAGAAGAACTAGAGCGGCTAGCGAACGCAGAAAAGGCGGCGGCGCTTGAGGTACACAACGCTAACAATGCAAAAGAGCGCCTTAAAGACTTTATAAGCGGCATTGTAAGAGACAGCGCTATAACTACAGGCTTTAGCGAACTAGACAAAGAGTTAGACGGCGGGCTTTATTCTGGTCTATATATTCTGGGCGCAATAAGCAGCTTAGGCAAGACGACGCTACTTTTACAGCTTGCAGACCAGATAGCGGCGGCGGGTTACGATATTTTATATTTTAGCCTGGAAATGGCAGCCAATGAGCTTATAAGCAAGACTATAAGCCGCCTTACTTTTCAAAATTGCCAGGGCTATATAAACAACGCTAAGACCGCCAGGGGCATTACAACGGCTAGCAGATACAGAAACTACAGCAAAGAAGAAATAGACCTTATTAACAACGCCTATAACCAATATAGCCAGGTTGAGGGAAATATATATTTTTATGAGGGTATAGGCAATATAGGCATAGACCAGATAAAAGCAGAAGTAGCCACGCATAAAGAGCTTACAGGCGTTACGCCTTTAGTATTCATAGACTACTTACAAATACTAGCGCCTTACGATATGAGGGCAAGTGATAAGCAGAATACAGACAAAGCCGTATTAGAGCTTAAGCGCCTTAGCAGAGACTATAAAACGCCTGTAGTAGCTATAAGCAGCTTTAACAGAGATAATTATACAAGTGAAGTAAATATGACGGCATTTAAAGAAAGCGGCGCTATAGAGTACGGCAGCGACGTTTTATTAGCTATACAGCCGCAAGGCATGAAGCCAGGCTATACAAAGACAGAGCAAAAGGCAAACGCAGACCTTGTAAAGAAGTGCAAGGCAAGTACAGAGCGCAGCGTAGAAGTAGTTATATTGAAAAACAGAAACGGCAAGACAGGCGGCAAAGTGGGCTTTGACTATTACGCCCTGTTTAACTGCTTTAAGCAAGACTACGGCTTTACGCCTGTAGACTACGCTACAGAGTATGAAGAAGACGACTTAATACCTTTTGGCGCAGACTTCTAAAAGCATAAACATTTACGCTTTTGTAAACAAAGTAATAAGGGTTTACCTAGTAATAAGGGTAAGCTCTTATTTTTATGTTTATCATGTTTACAAAGTAATTGACATTTACAAAGTAATACGCTATTATCTAATTGAGGTAGTTTACAAAGTAAACATAAAAAGCGAGGTGTAAGGCATGATTTACGAGCCGCCTAAAATCTTTAGTATAACAATTAAGGGCAAAACGCCCAGAATATGCGGCGCAGTCCTGGAAACCGACACAATGCAGCTTACAGGCTTTTTAAGCTTAAAAACTGAGGTAAACGGCAAGCCTGCAACCCGCTTTATAGCCCTTGACGCTATAGAAGAAATGACAGTAGAAAACGACGAACTATATAAAACTATGCCGTGTAGCTATGTACCAGAAGTAAGACTAAAAGCTAAGGTAGACGGCAGCTTTTAAGAGGTTTTAGTATATGAGTTTTATAGACAGACTTTTTAACCGCAAGACAGTAACAACGGCTAAGCTTGTAACAGAGCCAACAGCCACTTTTAGCAGCTTCTACGGCGACGCTTACGCTAACGACGTTTACAGGGAAGCCGTAGACGCTATAGCCAGGAACGCAGGCAAGCTTAAAGGTAGCCACGTAGTACAGTACGCAGACCATGAGAGGGCAGCAGGCGACAATAAAATTAACAGGCTTTTACAGGTACGCCCTAACCCTTATATGAGCGCTTACGACTTCCTTTATAAGCTTGTAACGCACTTATTCTTATACAATAACGCTTTTGCTTACCTGGATAGAGACGACAGGGGCAGCCTTAAGGCTATATACCCTGTTACGGCTAGCAACGTAAACGTATTAAGCGACGCAGCTAACAACCTTTATTGCAGCTTCTACCTTAAGAGCGGCAAAGAAGTAATACTACCATACGGCGACCTGGTACACCTTAGACGCTACTTTAACGACGACGACGTACTAGGCGCAGACAATAGCGCTATTATGCCAGGCTTAGAGCTAGCGCAGACCCAGAACGAGGGAATTATAAACGGCATTAAGGCAGGCGCTAGTATAAGGGGTATTTTGAGCTTTACGCAGATTATGAGCGCTAGCAAGCTTAAAGAAGAAAAAGAAGCCTTTGTAGCCGATTATTTGAGCATGGAAAACGGCGCAGGCGTAGTAGCGACAGACCAGAAAATGAGCTACACGCCTATTGAAAGTAAGCCAGTTATCTTAAATGCAGACCAGGCTAAAGAGGTTAAAAGCAAAATATACGACTACCTGGGAATAACAGAGCCTATAGTAAATAGCAGCTATACAGAAGACCAGTACAGCGCCTTTTATGAAAGTACGCTAGAGCCTATAGCTACGGCTTTGTCGCAAGAGTTTACAGCAAAGCTTTTTAACGACAGAGAACAGGCTTACGGCAATAGTATTTTATTTGAGAGCGGGCGCTTACAGTTTACTAGCAACGCTACGAAAGTACAGCTTATTAAAGAGCTTATGCCTATGGGCTTGCTTACCATTAACCAGGCATTAGAAATACTTAATTTGCCTAGCGTTACGGACGGCGACAAGCGCTTACAGGCGCTAAACATGATAGACGCAGCGCAGGCAGCGCAGTACCAGAGTAAAGGCGGCAACAATGAGTAAAACAGCTATTAAGCCTTGCCCTCATTGTAACGGCGTAGCTTACTTAAACGCTAATTACAGCTATAAGACACGTAGCTATTTTATCTTTGTTAAGTGCGATATTTGCGGGGCTACAGGCAAGACCGTAAGCAGCCAGGAAGACCCCGCCGCCGAAGAGTGGCAAAGCGAAGCTTGCGAGAGGGCTTTAGAAGCCTGGAACATGAGAGCATGAGAGCTAGAACAGATTATAAAATATGCCCTTATTGCGGGGCTAGCCTGGATATAGGCGAAAAATGCGATTGTACAGAAAGCAGAGGTATTAACCATGAAAGAAGTACGTATAACGGAAATACGAGCGGCAGAGCCGACGGCAGACGGCGCACAAGCTCTTATTTTAAGGGGGCGACCTATTCTTTACGATACGCCCACTTTAATAAATGACGTAGGCGGCAGCTATACGGAAATTATTAGAAAAGGCGCACTAGACGGCGCAGACCTAAGCGACGTGAGACTACTTTACAACCACGACTTAGGCAAAGTGCCACTTGCTAGAACGCCTAAAACAATGAGCCTAAAGGTAGATGAAGAGGGCTTAACCTTTGAAGCGGTACTACCAGAGACGGCAGGCGCTAAAGAGGTTTACGAAGCCGTTAAAAGGGGCGACCTTAGCGGCATGAGCTTTGCTTTTACCGTACCAGAGGGCGGCGACGACTACGACGCTAAAACTAATACTAGAGCTATACGGCAGATAGCTAAAGTATATGAGTGCAGCGTAGTACCTTACCCCGCTTACCCTACTACAAGTATTGAAGCACGCAGCGCAAGGGCGGCAGCTCTTAACAGCCTGGAAGCCAGGAAGCGGGCAAAGATACTTTACAACCAGATTATGAAAGCGAGGTAAACAGTATGAGCAACTACGACCACGTAGCCGCTATTTACGAATTTGCTAAAGAGCATGGCTATAAAGTACAGGACTTTAACACAATGGAACGGCGCAACCAGAGAGGGCGCTATAACTACGTAAAAGTAGCCTTTGTAGTACCTGTAAACGAGCCTAGAAAGCTTGAAACCATGATAGCAGAGATTGAAGCGGCAGTAGACGAAAACAGCGCAGAAGCGCAGAAAGACGAGGTTATTAACAATGAAATTTAATACAGTAGCAGAAGCTTTTAACTATTACAGGGGCAAGACCGTTAAGGAAATGGAAGAGAGAGCGCAGGCTATTAACTCTTCTATTGACAACGACCCTAACGCAGATATTGAAGCCTTTAACATTGAGCTTAGAGGTATTAAGGAAGCCAGAGAAAACGCAGAGCTTAGAAGCGACGCAGCGGCAGCAGGGCTTAACCTGGTAACAGGCAGAAACCTTAAGGGCGAAGAAAAAAAGACTTTTGAGGGCGACGACGTAGTAGCTACGCCAGAGTACAGAAGCGCTTTTTATAAAACCCTTATGGGCAGAAAGCTTAACGACAATGAGCAGGCAGCCTTTAAAGCCGTTACAGAGCAGAGAGCTAACGCCTTTACTGCGTCTTCAGACGTTGCGGCGGCTATTCCTACGCAGACCCTTAACCAGGTAATTAGCAAGGCTAGAACTATGGGCGGCTTGCTTGCAGAAGCTAGAGCTTTTCATATGCCTAGTAATATTGCTATTCCTATTGGTACGCCGTCTTCTAATGCTTCCTGGCACGTTGAGGGCGCAACCGTTGAAACAGAGAAAGTAACCCTTGCTAGCGTTACCTTTGGCGGCTATGAGCTTATTAAAATTTTCTCTATTAGTGCTAAGGTTAAGACCATGACTATTAACGCCTTTGAAAGCTACCTTGTAGACGAGCTTACAGCTTGCGTTATGGGTACTATCAATGCTGCGCTTATTAGCGGTACAGGCAGCGGACAGGGTACAGGACTTGAAAGCGGTATTACCTGGACTACTAGCGGCGCAACCCAGAACGCCGTACAGATTGCGGCTAACGCTTCCTTTACTTATGCAAAGGTAGTAGAAACCGTAGCGCTGCTTAAGAGGGGCTACAGCCAGGGCGCTAAGTGGGCTATGAATAATAAGACCCTGTATAACGTCTTCTACGGTATGCAGGACACCACTAACAGACCTATCTTTATTGCAGACCCTAAGAACGAGAGCGTAGGCAAGATTTTAGGCTTTGACGTTGTTATTGATGATAATATCGCAGACAATACGGCTTACCTGGGTAACTACTCTAAGTACCTGGGCTACAATATGCCTATGGGTATTAGCATTGAGAGCAGCAGAGAAAGCAGCTTTAAGAGCGGGCTTATCGACTATAGGGCTATGGCTATTGCAGATTGCAAGCCGATTATTACAGAAGCCTTTGTTAAGCTTTGCAAGGCTAGCGCTTCCTAAACTGAATAGCAGCAGGCTTAACAGCTAACTAGACCTTTGCAGGGGGCGTAGGGCGCAGCATATTAGCCCCTATGCCCCTTAGCTTTTTACAGAAAGACGAGGTAATAAACATGACCTTAACAGAAGCTTGTAACGTGCTACACGTTGACGAGGGAAACAACGACGAACTTATACAGAGCCTTATAGACGCTTTACCTAGCTATATTGCTACTACTACAGGGCTTGCGGAAACAAACCAGGTAGCAGAGCCTTTAGTAAAGACGGTAAGCGGCTTGCTTCTTACTCAATGGTATTATGCAGACCACGCAGACGACCAGGCTTTAACCAGGACTATTAACGCCTTGCTTAAGGCTATTAGCTTACGTGCTAGAGACTATGAAGTATAAAGGCTACGACAATACAGCTTTTTACAAGGGCAAAGCATGGCGCAGGGTAAGCGCTGCATACATGGCTAGCAAGTGTTATATATGTGAGCGCTGCGGTAAACCCGCTACGATATGCCACCATAAAACATGGCTTAACGGCAGCAACGTAAACGACCCCGCAATAGCTCTAAGCTTTGATAACCTAGAAGCCCTTTGTATTGAGTGCCACAACGCAGAGCATGGGCTACAGCATAACGTAACGCTATTTAATAGCGACGGAACTATAGCAGGAGTTAAAGAAAGCCAGGGCGCTAAGGACTTTAAGCGGCAGCAGGCAGCTATAGACGACTTACTAGCTAAGCTACAGAAAAACGACCCGCTAGAACGCCCCTAGAAGCGCTTTTAACGGCTTTTAGGTATAAAGTTATGGCTAAGACCCTAAAGCCCCTAGAAACGGCTAAAAACAGCCTTAAACGGCGTTTACGCTTTGCAGCGGGGTAGGGGGGTACTATTTTTAACGCTATGCCCTGGGAACGGCGGGGGGAGTTTAGAAAACCCCGCTAAGGTAATTTTGATAGAGGGGGCTTACTATGTAAACTTAGTAACCCTAGTAAACACGAAAAGAGGGCTATTATATGGCTATGAAGAAAGAATATAAAGAGATATTGCGGAAGATACCAGAAGATAAGCAGCTTATAGGCAGAAAGCTTATAGAAGAGCTTAGCTTTATTGAGGGTACGCTAAAGACGCTTAAGGAACGTATAGCGGCAGACGGCGTAGTAGAAGAGTTTAGCCAGGGAAAACAGAACTTTTTACGAGAAAGCCCCGCACTTAAGGCATACAATACGACCGTACAGCGCTATAGCGTTATGTACAGGCAGCTTACAGACCTTATAGGCAAGAGCCAGGAAGCAGAAAAAAGTAACGCCGTCTACGACTTCCTTAAAGAGGGCTAAAGCATGGACTACGTAACGCAGTACCTAGAAGCAATTAAGGCGGGTAAGTGTATTGTTAGCAAGCGTACCAGGCGGCAGTATGAAAAGCTTGTAGACGATATTAACAACCCTAAAGGCGGCTACGTCTTCGACCAGAAGAAAGCCGAAAAGCCTATAGCGTTTATAGAAAGATTTTGTAAGCACTCTAAAGGCGAGTGGGCGGGGCAGCCCCTTAAGCTGCAACTATTCCAGAAAGCTTTTATAAGTGCTTTATTTGGCTTTGTAGACGCTAAAACAGGCTACAGGAAGTACAGAGAAACGCTTTTTTACGTAGCCCGCAAGAACGGTAAAAGTGTTGTGCTTAGCGGCTTAGCCCTTTATATGCTTATTGCAGACAATGAAGCAGGCGCAGAAGTCTACAGCGTAGCCAGTAAGAAAGACCAGGCTAAAATAATTTATGAGGAAACTTACAACATGATAAGGCAAAGCCCAGACCTTTTACAGGTAGTTAAGAAGCGTAAGAGCGACTTATACTTTAGCCTTACCTTTAGCAAGTTTGCGCCCCTGGGAAAGAACAGCGACACGCTAGACGGCTTAAACAG